GGCTTGCCACGCTGCGCCTACTGTGTCGGGCACTTTTGCGAACTCTTCATCAATCGCTGCGGATTGTTCAAGCAGCGCCTTGGTTATTGTTTCTGCGGATAACTTGCCTTCTTCCGCCATTTTGCGCAGCTCGCCCTTGGTCACACCGAGGCTATCTGCCAGCGCCTGCTGGATGCGTGGCGCGTTTTCCATGATGGAGTTAAATTCGTCACCACGCAGCACGCCCGATGCAAGAGCTTGGGCAAGTTGGCGCAGCGAGCTTGTCATTTCGGCTGTGGACGCGCCGGATACAACAAATGCCTTAGACACGGCCTGGGTAAACTTGGCGACATTTTCTTGCGACAAGCCAAGCTGGTCTGACGCAATCGCAATCCGCCCATAAAGGCTTGCAACGGCTTCCAGCGGCGCTCCGATTTCATTCGCAATGGCGCGAATGTCCGTCATAGCCTGCCCAGAATCACCGAGCTTTTCCGTTGCCAGTGCGACACGGCTTTCCATCAATTTGAAGCCGTCGGCAATCTCGACCAGCTTGCCAAGCCCCGCCATTGCGACCGTGATGCTTGCCAGCGCACCAAGCATTTTACCGAACCCTACCGAGGCTGTGCTTGCCGCGTTGCCCGCATTGGTGTTTGCGTTGGCGTTGGCGTTGGCTGCGCTCGCCTGTTGGCCTAATGCTGTTGCACTGGCGCGCGCTGCTAACGCTTGCTGCTCTAGCGCTGTGGCGTGGGCGTTGGCGGCTTGTGCTGCGGCTTGTTGGGCGGGCGTTTGGTTTGGAATCGCGGCGGCGGCGTTGGCCGCTGCGCGTGCTGCTTGGGCTTGTGCGGTCAATGCGCGGGCTTTGCGCTCCGCTGCCAAGGCCGCATCAATCGCAAGCCTCGCCGCCTGGCCTTCGGCAGTGCTTAAATCCTGCGTGGCGCTAGCGGCTTGGAGTGACGCAATCCGTTGGTCTGCGAGTGCCGCATTGATGCGCTCGACATCCTCCATCCCGCTGACAAGCGCTTGAATGCGTAAATCGACGTCAAGATCGGACATTGCGTGCTCGCATAAATGGGGCGGTCGGTCTTAAATACTCAATCAAGCGCCCTGTTGACAAGGCGCTTTGTTGAGTATTTAGGCGGCCAAGAATCGATCTTGGCGGTATGGGTGTGTCATGCCCTGCGGTGTAATCAACTTACCCTTGAGCACGGGCTTGGCGAACTCGTTTGACAGGTAGTCGATGACCGAATCCGCGTTAATTACCGCGTGGAAGACTGTGACAATCTCGCGGCGCTTGTCCACCTGGTTGATGCCGTCGAATTTAATCATCACGTCGAGCTGCGGCTTGGTCGCGCCAAAGATCGTTTCACCAGTTACGGCGGCACAGTTGAAGGTCACGGGCGTGGATGCGCCGTCAACAATCGTGCCGGTCTCCAGGATGTGAATCAGGCCAGAATCCGCTTCAACCTCATAATCTGTGCCGAGCACCTTGCCGGTAATCACCACGGCGGATACGTTTAGCTTTCCCAAGTCCATCCATTTGCCTTTTTTGGCGGTCAATGTGACCGTTGCCCCGGTTTGCGCGGCCTGGGTGAAGGCTTGGAAGTGGCCGTTGAATGCCATGGCGAGGATATTTGACGCGGCATCGTCAAATTCCATGCTTATCTCGTGCGGGTTTGGTATGCCCGACGAGTCAAGCACCTGACCATACGTCGCTTTCATGCGGCTTATGCGATCCTTGGTGTCCGAGCCTTTCGAGGCAATTTCAAATTTTACCGCGTTGACGGGTTTTGCGTAGCCAGTTGAGGCCATGTTGTCGTCGAGAATATCCAGCATCACGTTGCCAGAACCGATATATCCGCTCATTGAGGTGTCTCCGTTGGTTTGGGTTGGGCTTGGGTTGCTTCGGCAATGCCGCGCTCGATCAGGAAGGTGGCGATACTGTGTGGCACATCGGCGTGGCCTCCTGGCTCGTACTGCTGGCCGTCGTGCTCATGGGGTTTTAGGAATTGAATTTTCATAAGCGGGTGATGTGCCTTTGAGTTATTGAAAAACGGACATAGGCAAAATTACTGCCAGGCTCTGGGTGCTGGTAGTCCCCGCCTGATAGCGCGACCGCAAGCGCGCCATTTGATAGCCCGGCGGGCTTGACCAGCGCGAGCAGGGCTCGCGTTACGTCGTCGTCAAGGTCGTCGATCAGCGGTTCGTAATCCGCCGCGCTGGCATCAGCCACAGCTACGATGCCGAGGCGGCGCTCTTTTTGGACTGCGCCGGGTTTGGACTCGATAATTTCGCTCGCGTCTGTTGAAACCAATATCGCTGGCAAGGTTGGCAGCTGGTCGGAGCTGAGTTGTTCAGGACGGCCACGCTGGACGGATAGCCCAGCGTTTGTGCGGTAGCCGTTGGCCTGGGTGATTTGGCTCAATACCGCAATCACGTCGTTGACGTAGACGGTTCCCGCCGCGCTCATAGCGTGCGCCCCAACTCATAGGCCAGTTGCGTCTGCATGACTTCGCGCAGTTTGGTTTGTGCGACGACCGACAACGCGGGCTTGAGCTTTTTGAACATCTGATTCACCGAAAGCGAGTAGTGGTGCTCGACTTGGTTGCGCGCTGGGCCGGTGCGCGTAAACAGGCCGAAACCGTTACCGTTTTTCAACGGAATTAAAAACGCTCCTGGCATTTTTTTGCGCGATCCAGTTACGTTGACGGATACCCCGGCCTGTTTGCGTCCGGCTGCAATACCGCGTAATGCGTCGCCTTTGGCACGCGGCGCGGCCTTGGTGAGCTGCTTCGCCCCGTAGGTTGCAAGGCGGATCGGGCGCTTACGCGCGCGAATGATTGCCTCTTTTGCCGTCGGCCTGCGCCTTGATGACTTCCAGCACGCCGGGCTTGTTGACGTATGACGCGGGCAGCTTGACCGCCTGGCGGATTTGCTTGCTCGCTTCGGTGCGCGTGGTGGCCGCGACTTTATTTAGCGCGCGGACTTTCGCCCGCGCGATGGCCGCCGGAATGCTGCGCAGACGTGCGGCGGCTTCGGTCGGGGTCATCGTAGCCATACCTTGATGACGGCTTCGTCATCGGAAACGATGCCGTCAATTTTCATCTCCACGCCGCCAATGTTCACCAGCTCGCCGCGCTTTGGGCTTGGCATGTTGATTGTGTTGGCGGTCAACATCTTGCGGTATTCAACCACCTGTCCGAATTCATTGAGCGCTGCAACGCTGTTATCCATGATGGCCAAAAAGGTCGCGCCGCCATACGTGACGGGCAGGCCAAAATCGGACAGCATAAAATCAACGTCACCCGCGAAGTCCACGGATTACGCCTCGGCCTTCGCTTTTTGCGCAGCGGCAACCAGCTCTTTGCTGGCCGTATAGCGTCCGTTTTTATCAAAATCGTCGGCCTTGGCGACGTACAGCGCACGATCCGCCAATACGAGCTTTTTCGCTTCGTCTTTGGGCGGGTCGATGATCTCGCCGCGCGCGTGAGCCACACCGCCGCGATCATCGTTGTGGTTCACCAGGCATGTATCAATAATCAGCATCTTGGTCATTTTTGGGTCTCCGTGTTGGCAGCCGGTTGCCCGGCTGCGCGTTTATTAGGCGGTCAATGCGTCGGTCATGGCGGCAAACGATGCGGCGTGACGAATCGCCACATCAACGTCTTGCAAGGCCACCACGCGCTTTGTGCCGCTTGTTGCGCCGGTGTAAGGGTCAAGCATGATGTCCAGGCCGCCCCACATGCCGATGACCATATCCGCCCAATTGCCGAAGATGATGGCCGATGCCACGCCCGTACTGGTGCCCTTTGTCAGGTCAGACGGCACGGCGTTGGTTGTCACCGCGCTGTAGCCCAACACATCGCCGATACCGCGCTCCGGGCTGGACGTCCACACTGGAACGCCGTTGGTGCTGGCGAATTGCTGCGTTTTCCGCAAAGTTCCGCGAACCTTGGTGTTGGTCAGGTAGGCCAAGCTGCCCATTTCGGCGTTGGCGTTGGCTACCGCGCTTTCGAGGTCGACCATGTGCGCGTAGGTTGGAGCGATGCCGTTTGCCCCACCAATGACCGCGCCGATGCCCGACACATTCAAGATGCCGGTAGGCTGCCCGCTGGTTCCTGTGCCGTTGATGGCCGCCGCCTGAATCGCCAAGCCAATGATGCTGGCGAGGTCGGCGCGCACAAAGGCTTCCACGTCGATGCTGGATTGCAGCAACAGGCGGCGACTGTAGTCGGTGAATGCGCCAACGGTCTTGGGTGTCAATGCCACTTGACCGACAGTCTGCGCAGATTCGGTCGGGGCGTTGCCTTCCGTGACCCAGTATCCTGTCGCCGCGCCGGTCTGGCTTGGGATGGCGACGTTGCCGTTCAAGTCGCGCAGGAACGTCACGCCCAAGCGGTCAAGAACCATCGCATTGCGCAGCAATTCGATGAAGCTGGAACCGAGCAACTCGGTGGCGACCAAATGACCGCCGCCGGTGGGCGCGCCCACGGTCAGGTCGCGACGGCCTTGCAGCATACGGGATGCCGAGCCTGCCATCGCGGGGTCAAGCATCATGCCGCGTGAGAGCACATCAACCGGGATGGTGATCGCCGCTTC